AACCCAATCCTCTCTTCGTCCTTCAGTGCAACGATCCCGAAATAATTAGGATCATTGGTAGCGGTGTCTATGTATCTCGCCACCTTCTTCTTATCATATTCAACCTCGCTCCAGTCTGACTCCGCGTGGTGCTCTCTGGATACATTCATCATCCATTCGAAGTCGTCAGGTTCCAAGAACCTCCATTGCATTATTTTTTTTGTTTTTCCTTTTGTTCCTTTGTTTTTTTCTTATGCTCTTCAACAGATTTTGTTAATTTTTCTTTTGTTTCTTTATGTTGTTTTTCCCCAGCCTTTTTTGCAGTTAAAGTTGTGCCTGCAAGAATACCTAAATTTCTTGTTTGAACTGCGGGACTTATTTGTTTTTCTACTTTTAATTTTACTGAAGGTGCTACTACTTTCTTTGCTACATCGGCAGTACTCTTCATTCCTACTTTAGCACGACTGCCAAGCACTGGTACTTTTTTTAAATGCTTTGCGAGTACCTTTCCAAATCCCCTTAATGCTGCACCTCTTCCCATTATACCACCTCCGACATGGTTTCTGATTCGGGATCAAGTACGTTCATAAGGTCGTACATTTTTCTAGCCCCTGTGTAGCGATCCCCACCACCCAGGTTTTCGACAGCCTTCGCGGTCATCACGAACTCACCGTCAGACAGGTTCGCGTTGATTGAATCCGATGTTCCGGTTCCCGGTCCACTGACGTCGCCCCCGTTTTCAAGGGAGGCTATGCCGCCTTTGTTCCAGAATCCACCACCAGTCGCCCACGGGTTGGTCATCTCCCCTTCGATCATGTCTTCAGGGACTCCGTACATCCACGCGAGTTCTTTCTTTCTTTTCTTCTGCGCCGCTTCCCATTCCTCTTCCGGCGTCATTCTTCCGCCGTACATCGCCGCGGCCTGTGAAGCCGCCGTAGGGAGCCAGTTGGCCTTCGTTTCATAGTCAAGTATGTTTCCTGCCGCGTCAGTTACTGGAGTTGATTTCGTGAATATGTTCGCGTCCAGTGGTTGCCTGTATGACTCAGTCAGTCCGGTTCCTTTTGCATTAAGCATTTCAGGAATGTCCACTCCTCTTGTCTTACCACTTAAGATATCCCACGTCGATACATCCCCTAATGGATCGCCGAATGATTCATATTTAGGCTTAATCCATTTTCTTAAAGATGGAATGTTACCTGGATATTGAGTACTTCTTCCACCCTTGCCTAATACTGCGTCCAAAGGAAGCTTATCACGGGTATATTCATACACGCCAGTTCCAGGAGTCATTTGTCCTGCACGTGCAGCCGCTCCATACGGATTTCTAGGGTCGTTGAACCTGTTAGCCGCACTCGCCGCACTCATGTAGGAGAACGGAAGTGACGCAAGTCCTGCGTACATCGCCGCCTTCTCAGGCCTTTTCGATCCTGACAACGCCGCCGTCCCGTATCCCATGGCAGACTGCATAAGCATGTTCCTCGCCATAGGATTCATTCCACTAAAGAGTGATCCAAGTCCGAGCTTTGTGCCCCAGGTTGAACCGGCTAGAGCATTCAGCCCCGGCGGTCCGAACATGGACAAAGCTATAGGCAGAAACGGTTTCGCCTTCTTAAATAGTTTGCTCAGGAATCCCATGTTAAGTTACCAGTTTAGTTCCACCTGGTATGTACTCACCGCTTGGAGCACCTGTTCCAGACAACTCATATTTTTTCCTTAAATATTCTCCATATATTTCATCAGCTTTAACCTGACCATGTCTGTCTACCAACATATTATATACATTAATATCTCGTATGTTGTCCCTTTGACTTTTGCTTCCACTTCCAAAAGCGCCACCGGCGAGGTTAATCCCTGCGCCTTCAATCATTCCCCTTGCGTTATCATTCGTGGCAAACTGGTCTCCTAAACCACCACTGAATCTGCTTGTAAGAAATTCATTAGAACTCATTGGAACCGCTTGGGTAACTGGGTTTCTCCATTGTTCATATGCCCCTCTTCTTAAACCAGGATCTACTCCGTATCCTCGTTGTTGTGGGTATAAATTCATACCTGCTATCGGACTGACTATTGATGTTGGTGTATCCGAGAACCTCGGCATTTCATTAGTTTCTCTAACCGGTCCCGCTACATCCCTCATGGTTGGTCTCGTAACTCTCTGCGGGATTCCAAATCCCCTATCGTCTCCATAATCTGGCATTTTATTTTCTCCTATGATGTTCCGCCCAATATGCCAGGCAGCTTGTTCACACTGATGGCAACATCGCGTTGTATGTCTTGTTCTGTCGTGTCAGTCGCAGGGTTGTCGACGTCGGCCTTCGCCTCTTCTTCACTAGCGTAGACCTCCCCTGTTGTGGCGTGCTTGACGGTGGATTTAGTCTCCACGTCTTGTGCGGGAATAGTTCTTTTCCCAGCCATCACGGTAATGTCATCTTTTATAGCCATTTTTACTCCTTATTGCAATCATTAACTTATTTCCAGTACGCTGAGGATCACGTGAAGATCTCCTCCGTTCTCCGCATGTACCTTAAGCACCTCCGATTCCTTCAGAACGACGGGGGATGTTGAAAAAGAGTAGCTGTTGAACAACTCCTCCGATGTCCCTTTTTGAACGTTCCTATTCTGTTCTAATGTATAGCTCACGCTGTCGGTGTCCACGATGAAAGCCCTGATCTTGCAGTCATTTTCCTCATCAATGTTCGTGACGCGCAGTGACTTGATGATCGCAGTCGTCTCCGATCCCACCGTATAGAGTGTCGTCAGTTCGCTTGTCGTCAAAATAGCCTTGTAGTTTGCGTATGCAGTTGCCATTTATGCTGATAAGAACCATGCGCGTTGTTCTTCCTCGTCACCTAATGTGACAGGAGTGTATGTATTGTTCAATATGAAGATCATCTGCTCCAGTGTTGCAATCAATTGATTCAGTTGTGACTGGTCATATTCCTCCCTTGCCTGCGGCAGCATGGGTACTGTTATCTTCGCCATTATATTCCTGCTCCTTTGTTCTGTGATTGATAGGCCGCGAGGCCTGCTAGTCCTGCACCTGGGCCATATGCACCTGGATTAGGGTTTACAGTAGCATAAGCCATAGGATTGGTCGATTGTGGCATGTTTGGTGGATAACTTACTAAATTACCACTTTGAAATTGTTCTGCACCTTTTCCTCCACCTGGACTAGCAAATGTTTGAAATGGTTGGTTGGGTTGCTGCATTGTTCCTCTCATCTTTCCAGGAAGATCAATGGGCGTCTCTGAAATATCCATACCCCCGTCTGTATAGGAACCTCTTGGATCCACATGGTATCCTTGGTTTTGAACAAAATCCTGGAAGCCTTGCGTGAAATCGCCTCCTCCTCTTATATAATGAGGAGTACCTGGTTCTACTAGTCCCATTGTTTCAGCCTGCGAGATGTAGTTGGGATTGTCTTGATTGAATTGATCCTGCATCGTGGCCGGCTGTCCGTAAGCCGTTGACAGCTGACTGAACAAGCTTCCACCAGACGGATCAAAATTAAATCCTGTATTCTGTGTAGGTGCCAGAGATTCAATTCCTCCCAAAGGCTCTGGTGCGTTCGCAGTCTGTCCTAAAGGTTCAGGTGCGGCGTTTCCTGTGTACTCCGGTGCAACATTTCCTGGCGTTTGAAAGTTATTAAATTGATTTGTCAAGCTGGCGATTCCCTCTTCTATTTTGCTCAGCCGATCCCCCCATCCTGAAAAATCGTACTGGTTTTGTTGTTGATTGAACTGGTTCTGAGGTTGCGTGAATTGTCTTCTTGAACCACCAAGCGGAGAAAAAAAAGGATTGATCATTACCCACCCCGCAGTCCGTCAGGCTTCCCGTCAAATCGCAGTGTTCCATATCGCCAGTCCTCATCAACTGCGTCGCTCTCAATGCGAAGTGCCAGTTGCCTTCCGCGTATGCGTGTGTCCTGTTTTGTTACACTTGTCGTGATTGCATATGGTCCGTGAGTTGTTTGTGATGATGCCGGATAGGGACGTGACTTTACTGTCAGATCCACTGTTCCTGTTTGGTTCTTGAAGTCAGGAATAAAACGGGAGATGGATAAAAACTGATCGCCATCACCAATGTCAATGTCGCCTGATTCAATGTAGGCTGTCATTGCTGACCCTGCAGCATTGACTCCCTTCTCCTGCGCATAGACAAAAGTTCTTCCATTCTTGTTTCCGTAAATGGTTGAAATAGTTGACGTGGAATCATCGGAATCAAATTCCGTTGCATACGGATTAGCATAAACTCCGCGATCAGCCCATGTGCTTCGTGATAAGGATCCTGTATGCCATAAGTTCTCTGCATAATTGAAAGTCACGTGCCGATTTATCTGCAGTGATCCACTGGCGGCATAGAACCATATGACTTCATTAAAGTCTGAGTTAGTCGCACAATAAATATCCCCCACCGCGTTCGGATTAATGTCATCGAAGACGTAATCCTGCACTGTGCACGGAATCTTTTTAACCGCGCCATCAAACATGAAGAAAGAGTCATGCCCCATCCAATAGGTTATGCCGCTGACATCAATGGCCGTGTGAATTCCAACCGCTCCGCAGTTGTCACCCAGTTGCTTGAATCCAAAAGTAAAAGGCGGTCCGATGAACTGCATCTGATAAAGTGACGTGTCCGTCCAGATGAGTATCGCACCTCTTGATCGAACAGCCGCGTTGATTTGGTTTCCTGCGGTAAGCCTTTGCGACCCCGCCGTATTTGTTGCCGTCGGTGTCCATGTGTTAACTTCTTCCTGATCCGACCAGCGTATGAACATGTTGTCCTGTGTAGTTGTCGTGCCAATGGTTGTCTCCGTTCCAAAGCAAATCACATGACGATCATCGCCGGA